TTGAATTCATATCCACCATTGTTTTTAACTGTTGGATCATCATTGGCAAGACCATAGATTGTCGGGGGTGAGTTTTCATACATCCTCTCCATGAATGAAGAAAAAAATTCGCTATCCACATCAAAAGCATTTTTGAAAAGAATTATTCCGCTACCAAGATGAGTTGCTTGCATCAGTTCATCCGTGAAGTAAGAGTAAAGCCAAGATGAGATTCGTCGGGAACATTCTGTTTTAGGTAACTGCGGAAATCATCACGAAGACTTGGCATATAAATATTTGTAGCCCTTTGCGCCTCTTCGGGATCCGTATTCGGGTCTACTATCGTTTCGTTTAGTTCGGGGTTTGGTGAACCATGCGAATACCAACCAAGATAACTGTATCTAGTTCCACCAGTTACAGGCTTGACCTCATGCGAGGCAATGAAATTAGATGGGAACATCAGAATATCTCCTCTGCGAGGGGAGTAAGTAATACCGAGGTAATCAAAAGAGTGCTCCCCGCCACTGAATGTTTCTTCCGAAACATCTGCGATATCAACACAATCATTGACATACATTACGACAGACAAAGTATTTTTTACAGGTAGTTGCTCTTTAGGATGATCAATCCCGTACATATAGTCAACGCTTGAGTCGGAATGTGTTCCAAGAAATAAGCCACCCCTCCCAACAGAGTAGGAGACTATGTGCCCTTTAACCTTCCACCAAATATTTTTGTAAGCAAGCGGGAACCGTGTCAAATACTCAAGTAAGCATTTGTCGCGTGCAGATTCCAAAAAGTTGAATAATTCAATTACTTCACTTCGCTTATCTTGATGCGCATTTGCTGCTCGCCGAGGCATCATGTCAACGCCTTCTTTGTCAAAAATGTAACCACTACGGTTTACATAGCACGCTTCGCCAGTTTCGGGGTTTATTCCCTCTGTGTACATTGATTTACGTTCGGCAGAAACAAATTCCTCAAATAATTCCCTAGTTGATTCCCAGTCAATACTAAACGCATTGCTGAATAGGACTACTCCACCACCTAGGTCTTTGCCGTCAATCTTGTTAAAAATCATTTTGTGTAATGGTCTTTCGCTCTACTTTTGAATAAAGTAAGATTATCTGGTCTACTAGACCCAAGCGGGTACTTTTCATTTATGTATTTTTCGTAATCCTCAACTAATGTCTCAAGCCACCATTGACCACCAGAATGGTAATCACCATCAGGGGCAACAGGGTTAACGCCGTGTTCTGGGGCGGGAACACCTTGGGCAAACCAAAGAAGGTACGAATAGCGGGAACCCTTGGTTATTTCATGTATTTGATGAGCGCCTAGATAATTTGCTGGCATTAGAAGGATTGAGCCAGTATGAGGGACAATGTCAATATCAAAGTACGGGATAGACATGTGTCCACCACTAAAGCCATAATCGCATTCACTCCCATCATCAGTACATGAGTTGAAATAAACAAGTGCCGAAACGACATTCCTTGTTGCGTGATCTAGTTGGGGCATCGCCCCATATCGGTAGTTGACATCGTTGTCTGAATGAAACCCAAGACTCGCGCCTTCGTCATAGCAAAGAACATGCCCACCAGATTTCCACCATAAACATTGCAGAATTGCAGGGAACATCTCAATATAGGAAAGCAGTGCGTCATATACACGGTCGTCGCATTCCTTGAAGAATGGGTGGGTTAGGTTCTGTATTCTGACTGGTGCAGATTTGTATGAATCAAGACCGTATATGAATCCACCTTTGTTGATGGCGTGGATAGGCTCACCGTTGTCATCGTAAATTACGGTGAAGTTTTCCTTTCGCCATAACTCTTTTTCATTTTCAAGATATGAGATCAAGTCGTTCTGAGGGACAGTTATCGCGTTCTCAAAAAGTACTGTTCCGCCACCAAGATGTCTTGGCTCAAGTGGTTTTTTATCATTCACCAAAAATTTCCTTTAACGCTTCCAATATTGTTCCAGAACTTTGGTCAGTTAGTCTCTCCAATGCTAGAGGAAACTCTCCCCAACTGAACCGTCGTATAACCCTACCAGATGTGTCTAAAATAAACTTTTCATAGTTATGAGGGACTCGGTGAAGAGCCTGATTGGCGACATTATGACCATGAGATGCTTCTGCTGAATTATCTGCCCTCGTGTCACTAGCAACCCTTTTTGCTGTTCCCTTCAAAAAAGAAAACAACGGGTGCTCATTCTCCCCGTTTACTTCAACTTTTTCCGTGATCGGAAAAGTTACCCACGGGTATGCTTTTTTAACAAATGACGCTATTTCTTTATTTGTTGCTGGATCCTGTGACCCAAATTGGTTGCATGGAACTCCAACAACAGAAAAATCCTCATACATATCATGAACCGTTTGAAGTTCCCATAACTGTCTAGCGGTTCTAGCATAAGACCATATTGCACTTGTTTTTGGCTCGTATTTTGCTTTAGTTGCGATGTTGACAATCATGCATGTTCTGCCACGAATGGTGGATAAAACATCATCTGTCAGTCCATCAGCCGAAGCAATTTTGATATCAAAAGCCGAGTTCATTGGAAACACCACAAACTAGGAACAAAAAATTTCATACCAGAAGTAATCTTGTTCACATAATGGGTAAATTTTTCTGTTGATGGAAATATCACGACGCTTCCTGCTTTGGGTTTGATCTTGATTTTTTGTTTAACGAAACTCAACTCACCGCCAGAGTAGTCATCATTTAGATAAAGAACAGCCGAAATATCGCACCTCGGGTAGCCAGTATTGGTTTTTAGATTATAGATCGCATCGTGATGTGCTTTGAGTGACTCACCGACCTTGTACCCCAACACAGAGTAATTTGTTTCCAAGAAACATTCCCTATCCCACAACTTTTGGATGGTGCTATGTATTTTTAGCATTATTGGGTCAATCGCTGGTCTGATTGGATAATCCTCGCTTGGTTTGAGAATCACGCTTGCTGGTGAATACCTTGCTATTGAATCAAGGATGTTTTCGCCATGAGATGAATCTCTGTATCCATCTTCTCCTTGTGGTTTTGCCGTACTGTCCCCATATTCGGAGTTTGCAATCATTTTTGCAATATAGTCCAACGAAATTTCATCAATGAAACCGTCAATGATATGAACGGAATCAAAATGCGCCCTATTCATTGAAGGCACCAAAACTGTGTCACAAAAAGTCTGACTCCTGATTCAACGGCATCAACATGATGGGTGTAAACCTCCGAAGATGGGAACAAGGCAAGCATCCCCCTTCTAGGATTAACGCTTACCCCCAAATTATCAAAGTGCAAAGTTCCACCAGTAAATCCGCTATTCAGATAAAGGACAGAACTCACATCGCGACTTTCATATCCTGCTGGCGTTGCGAGATCAGGTTTTAGACCATCGTAGTGAGAACGTAACTTTTCACCTTTTTGGTATCCGCAAACATTAAAATTTTTTTCTAATCCAACCTTGCGATCCCAAATAAACTCAATACTTCTATGAATTTTCTCAATTATTGGAACAAAAAATTCGTCAAGTTGCCCTGTATTTTCTACAACTAATGAGGGCTGATTGTATTCCTCACCCCTTTCATCCTTCTTGGACGAATAAAAGTTAACTCCGTCATCGCTAAGTTCTGTTTGAACTTTCTTAGGGAGAGCAATCAGCATTTTTTCAAGAATTGTTGCCGTCTCCGTATCAATGAAATCGTCCAATATGTGAATGCCGCCAGTTGTCGGGTGATCAATTATCATACTGAAATAACTCCCTTGACATTAAGCGTAGAGTAATCGTTGATCTTCATATAACCGCTCACATTCCCATTATCTTCAACAAGGTTCAAAGATACATTTGCGATCATGGGTGTTGAAACTTTGTAATCAGAGATGAACTTTCCTTCCTCTAAGGAGTATTGAATATCCGTAGAGTACTTTCCTTGCTCAATTTTGGCTTTTGTATCCGTATCAAAAACCACAGACACGGTCTCATTTCCTAAAGGTGTTGAAACTGTCAATCGGTAAGACTTGCCGAAAACGGGAGATCCAGTTTCATAGTGGAAGCCACCTTTTAGCAATCCAAGAGGGGGACATTCCTTACCCCAAACATTCACGATTAAGGATTGTTTTATTCCAGATGAGGATGGTGTGGTTCCGTGGAGTTCGTGACCAGCATCAAAAATGATCAAGCGGTTGCTTTTGTATTTTATTCTTTCGCGACTCTCAACAGGACTGCTGTCCAAGATCTGATCTATGAAACTTTTTTCCAAAGAACCAATTGAATCTCTCTTTAGTGGATGTGGGTAAATTTCAAAGAAACTTGGCTCTTCGTTCTCAACTCCCCACCAAACTGAGCCGAGAACCGGCGTACCTAATGACTTGTCGTGGATGTATCTTGCGGTATCGGCATCAACATGTGGTTGTATGTATTGACCCTCTTGGTATGTCCGCGTCCAATATTCAAACCCGACTACATCGTTAGTGTTAATTCTTCCCTCAAAAATCCTTTTTATGAGTTTCTTTTTGAGAGTATCCATCGGACTTTTCCACCATCCATCCCAAAACATATAGGGTGAAAAAACTGAACCATTTGGATCGTTGTACATGTTTGGTTCAGATGCAACCTTCTCCCCTCCCCCCATAGACGCAGGGAAGAAAGACTCGTCGCTAAAAATAGCGTTCAGCGTTGCCTCATCAAAGAAATCGTCTTGTATAAACATGTTAATTTTTCACCACTATCGTAAGACCGTAGAAAACTGGAATATGGTAAACATTGCACCACTCGTTATGTTTGAGTTCGTAATGCCATTCCCACGCAGGACTGACAACTGTTTTGTTGTGGTACAAAAACGAAGAGTCTGAACTGTTCTGAATCAGCATTACCCCACCGCTGTTCAGTCTGTCAACATATGTTGATGGGCTAAGAAATGGGTTTTCCATATCCGAAGACCAACCTAAAATTAGATCGTATTTAGTGTCTTCATCTAATTCAACCTCTTGTCTTGTAACCATTTTGTATGGAACATCAGGGAGGATACTGGAAACACCTTTTGCAAAGCGCTCATAATACAAAAGCCTCTTTGAGTTGAGTATTGAAAGTTCTGCACCATACTGATTGACCAAAGCATCATATTTAAATCTGTCCAAATATCCAGATATAGACAAAACACTTTTCATTCTCTTCACATCAAACATCGCAAAAACTAAGGACAAAGAAAGCCATTGCGGGCTTGAGTACCCCTTATGCAATTTTGCGTGGGGCTGATGGATGACGTAATCAAAATCACTTGCACCACCAGTTGCGATGTTCCTACGGTCAACACCAACGGTATTGAACATGTATTCCCCAACAAGAACTGACTGCTCGCAATCCTGATCTATGCAAGCGTCAGCAAAATCAGCCAATGGCATATCCGTGAAATTGCTTAGATCAAATAACTGATCCAACTCATAACGCTTATTTTCAGACATTTGACAACTCATACGAAGATATCTGTAGATCAAAATACGAACGCCTAAAAACACGAGTGAGCAGTATGTTTAAACTTTTCAGATATTCATATACCGCATAGTTCTCTACACGAGCGTTTATCTGGTGCGAAGGTTTATAGGCATAAACAGAACGAATTCGTTCAATCACTTCATCAAACGAGACACTCCCAAACTCTGATGGTTCGTAGCCAAGCGTGTAAAGAACGCAGGCGATACTCTCGGATGCATAGGAGAAATCAGATGAGGCATCATATGTTTCATTCATCAGAACTACCTTCAACCGTGTAATCAATGGTGTGGCAGTCTGTTACCCACTCGCCATCGGACAGCCACCTGCCTGTTTCGCTTTCAAAATAGATAACCCCAACATCAAATTTCGGCAAATCTGTGTCGGCTTCCCCAAACCTAGTTGGCTCATCTTTTTCCTTCTTGGGATCCATGAGATTAACCCAACTTTTTGAGTGCTGAAATTTCTTTCTTCAAGCACTCAAAACTTATATAAAGAGGTTCACGAACATCGTATGGGTTCGGTGAATCCGCATCAACAGAGGAACTGTCAACATCCATTATTTTACTAAGAACAAATATTGACTCTTCCAAGAAGATCTTTGCTTTGGACTTCGCTTTTTCGTAGTTGAACTCTCCGATAACCATGAAATTATCCTAGCCCAAATAAGGGTGATATTGGGAAACCCCTTCTGTCGGGTTTAGATTAACTCCCTTATTTTGCCGTGCAACCCAATTAATTTATCTGTGGAATAGAAAGAAGCAAGGGTGTATCTATCCCCGTCTAATACAGGTTTCACTTCATGCCTGAACTCGCATCCGCTAGGGAAAAATACTAATTGGTTTGATTTTGGCTTGATCAATACATCTAATTCTTCAAAATAAAGTTCTCCACCTTCATAATCATCGTTCAAATACAGTATTGATGAATACTCGTTCAAAACTTCAGATACCAGATTGTTTGGGTCGTAGTATCTCAACGGGTCTGCACCGTCCTCGTAGAAACCTTCAGAATCGGCGTGCATTTTGAGGTATGAACCAGCCGGGTATTTTCTCAGATATGGATGATAGAGGAAAGAAAGCCTGCGACCGATTTTCGCGGATACAAAAAACAAAGCCCTAGAAGATACTGCAACACTTTCCGCACAGACAGGTACTCCATCATCCCTCAACCCGTCTACATTCTCAACCCAAGTGTTATCCCACTTCTCAAATTTGAGACATTCGTCAAGGATTTTGGTCAACTCGTCTTGAGTTGCAAAACCATCAACAACATGGACATTTGCTCTAAGCAAATCTCGGTGGTCTAGCATTGACATGACTACCGCTCTGGAACTGTAAGTTTCGGCACTCCTGTAAAAGTCGGTCCGATTCTATTCCCGTCAGCATCAAGCCCAGTTTTTATACCCTTTGTCCAAGTCCAAGGATTCTCTATTTGATTCTTGGACTTCATGTCGCCATACTTTTGGCGCTGTTTCACTAATTCTTCGTCATCCCAAAGACTAGACACCTCAAAGGTTGTTTCTTCCAACACCCTGTTGTCAAAAACTGTAAAAAACATAAACGGCATTCCTGCTGGAAAGACAACAGGGGTATCAATTTTGTTGATCATCCAGTTCATTTGGAACTCATCCGGCCACCACGAACTTGGAATAATCGCTGAAAGCGGTGACGCCCCATCAACCATATAGTTTGGGGAGCCACTTATCCAAATGTCATAATTGGGGTCAGTTCGGAAAACATATTGAGTTGAAAATGAAATCATGCCAATAATGCTTGAGTGGGCAATTACTTTAATAGCCCCATTTTTTTGGTCTATTTTGTCACCCGAGATTATCTTGGGTGGGACGTTGTGCCCGCTCCATTCAACGACAACATCCTGTTCAAGTTGCAACTCCCAACCATAAACATTTGCATAAGTCATTGGGAGACATTGGTAGGCGTGCTTATTGTATGTGTTATCCATCCACTCACGCTTCAACCTAGATTGAGCGATTTGTGGTGGATTGGTTTGGGTTTTGAGTAGATGTACTTTTGACATTAGTAATTTTTCTCTTGGCTATAACTTGCCTGACGGGTCAAGTCATGGTTGTTGTCGTTGTAGTCAAACATGGTTACCGCTGAATACTTTGTGCCTGAAAGCACTGGTTTGGCGGCGTGAGCATAAATGTATGTTGACGGGAACAGAACAATGTCCCCATAATCTGGTTTGAATGTTAAATCAAGATAAGGGAACCATAATTCTCCACCTTCATAGTCATCGTTCAAATACATGCACGATGATGTCGTGCAAGTGTAAGAAAAACCGTGGTCGGTGTGTACTTGGAAGTGCTGATTCGTGCCATAGCGAATGTAGTTAATGGCTTCCATGTAACCAAGGTGAATGTTGTAGCGCTTTTCGTAATCCTCAACGCACTCTTTGAGTGGGGTTTTGGTGTCGTTGTAGATGTTGACAAGTTCAGAAAACTGTGGCGGACAGTTCTTGATGTGCATTTCTCCCATCTTGCAATCAACGCAATCTCTGTATTCAGGCATTTTTTGGTTATACCCAACCAACGCCTCCATCCACATGTACGGTGCAGATTTGCTATCCCCGATTGTTTCTTCCAACCGCTCGGGAAGGCGTAGGGATTTAGGGAGTTCGTTCTTGTATAGAAGAATTCCGAATTTTGGGTCACCTAAAAATAGAGGATTTTTCATGCTTCCGAGTCTAGTTGCCAAAGTTGCTGTCTTGTGTACCGCGCCCCTGATATAACTGGTTTTATTTCATGAATCATGTCTTCGTTATTGATGTCTGTTGTCAGGTAAAGGGAATTCGCTCTAGGTTGCAGTTTTGTACCATAGTACGGGAAAACATTTTCTCCACCAACAAAATCTTCATTTATATAGTATGTACTTGAAAAGTAAGATATATTTTTATAGTCAGTTATTTCGTCCTCTTTAAAAGTGTCAGTATGTAAACGAAGACCGCAACCGTCGGAAAATTTAAGCAGAAAAGGGGCATACACACCTTTGACCGAAAGACCAAATAGTTCCTTAATCGTGTTTTGCACCTGCCTATCAATCTTGTCAATTGCCTGCAAAATTTCAATATCTGAAGGATAATTCCTTAGATATAGCCAACTAGAAGGTTCGGGCAAATAATCCGAATCAGATATGTTCCCATCAACAGCAACATAAGGTCTAAGGTAAACCAATTCAGGTTTTTTTGAATGACTGATCAACTCAAACCGTGTTTCGTAAAAAGAGTCTTTTAATTCAGAAAATTCACGATCATTACTAACATATTCAAGAATGGTTTGATGACTTGCCTCATCAAGGAATTCCTTGAATAATGAGAACGCTGGAAATCTTTTAGGCGTTGTCATCGTTTTTTAATATCCAAAAGTGTTGTCTCACAAATCTTTTTCCCGAAGTAACAGGGAGAACCTCGTGAGCCATATCTTCGTCCCATGGGGTGGAGTTTAGGATTAGCGAATTTGCGCGAGGCTTATATGAAAAACCCAAATAAGGGGTGTAGTTTTCTCCACCAACATAATCATCGTTTATATAGTAAACAGAAGAGAAATGGCAGATTGATTCTTTGTACTTTCTATCTCCATCAAAATCGTAGCCATCGCAATGCAGGCGGATTGATCTCCCCTGATCTATCTTTGTGAACATAGGTGGGAATGTGCACTCTACCCTCTGCCCGTACACATCGTATATTTGTTGTTCAACCGCAATGTCAATTTGTTTTATTATGTCAAGAATCTCCTGATTCTCTGTGGTGTGCAGAACCATGCACCAATCCACTTTATTCTGCAAACCCTCGGGGAACGGTTCATCTACCTCTGAGGCAGTTAACTTTTCAAAATACTCATCGTTCAATATGACGGTTCTCAGGTACTTCAAAGAATCGTCTTTGCTGTGTTTCACTAACTTGTAGCGAACTGGCGAGTTTGTTTTAGGCGAAGGTTCGTCCGATTGACCCCACCAAAATAGCGAGTCGTTGTTGCTGAAATAATCAAGGAGTTTTTTATGATCATCTTCGGGTATAAAATCTTTGTATATCGCAATTACAGGATATTTGTCCCTTGGTGGGGGAATGCCAAAATCATCTGGCTTGATCATGATCAGACAACCGTATAAAACGCTGGTGTGGTGTAACGCTCACCACTCGTAACCGGCTTTACTCCATGCATGTAGTAGAAGTCTCCCGGGTGCAGAACAGCCAAACCGGGTTTGGGTTTGACAATAATGTCATGCTCTGGATAGTAAAGTTCGCCACCCTCAAAGTCATCGTTGTAATAAAAAAGTGAATTAATGTCGTAATCAGGGAAGGGGTTTGGTGATCCATCGTTCAACTGTTTGTCCGCATGCGGTTGTTGTTCTATCCCCCCAAACCATCTGATTATGCATGGTGGGCGAGTACTCACTTCTACACCGAATATGCCTTCAATAGTTTTTCCCATTTTGTCAATGTAGAAATTGATTATGTCAAATATCTGTGGGTTTAATTCTTTGAGAATCGTGCTAGTACATTGACGGTCGTTCCAATACGAGGCATCATATGTGCAGACACCCTCTTCGTTGAATGTGTCTTCTAATTGGTCGTTATGCCAACGCTTAATGTTCCGCGAAAAATCTATGATCTTTGATACGTCGTCAGGATCAATAAAGTTTTCAATTATGTGGATGTTTTCTGAGCCAGTCCCAAACGCACCGGGTTTTATGTTCCACGGACCTTCACCGAATGATTTGTGCGCCAATTCCACACACAGATCCTAGCAGTACTAGAAGGTTCTGTTACTTAAATCGCGGTGGGAAGAACGGAGGGAAAAATGGTGGGAAAAATGGTGGAAAGAATGGTGGAAAGAATGGAGGGAAGAATGGAGGGAAAAACGGCGGGAAGAAAGGTGGGAAAAACGGCGGAAAGTATGGCGGGAAGTATGGCGGGAAATACGGCGGGAAGAAAGGAGGGAAAAATGGAGGGAAGTACGGAGGAAAATATGGTGGGAAATAAGGCGGGAAATAAGGCGGTGTTACCGATGCACTCGCTGCTGAAGCAGGACTAACAGGACCACTACTGCTCGTAGCAGTCACAGTAAACGTATAAGCAGTATTTGATGTCAAACCAGTGACAGTCAAAGGTGAAGATGCACCCGTTGCAACATGACCACCACTTGATCTTACCGTGTAGGAAGAAACAGTACCAGTTTTTCCAAGGTAGGCAGGAGCAGTGAACGGAACAGTAACGGTCTGTGCAGTATTTCCTGCCGTGTCGTTAGCAACATTGTTAACTGTCGGCGTACCGACTGTTGGTGCACTTGGTTGCTTGCCACCAGAATCATTCGCATTGCTGTTCGTTGCCATATTATGCGCTCAAGTCTCCTACGACAACCCAAGAATCTGTTGCTCGTTTGATTAGTGTAACATATGACCACTGTGACCGAACTTTAAGACCCGGTGTTCCGTTTACTGTCACACCTGCGCCAGCGGTGATGGTGCACTGACCCGATCCTGTCTGCAAAACCTGTATTTGGGCTCCGACAGGGAAGGCGACAGATGAGTTTGGTGGCACGGTGACTGTGTTCGCGCTGGCGACATTCATTTCAACAATCTTGTTTTTGTCATCCAAAACGAGTGTGTAGGAGGCTGTTTGACCGTTTGTTGAGATGTCGGCTAGTTTCCCAAGGTCAATCGCTGCTGTTGTTGAGATGTCGCTATTTGTTACAGAAGTTCCAAGGTTGAGTTTGGAGTAAGCAATCGCAGCCGAGGCGCTGATGTCGGCGTTAACGATCGTTCCGTCTGCGATCATGGCGCTGGTAACTGTTCCAGTGTCACCTGTCGTGACAACAGTTCCTGTTACCGCAGGCAAAGTGATCGTGCCAGAAGCAATAGCGGAAGCCTGCAACGTCGTTGTTCCCGATGTTGAACCAGAGTGGTTGATTCCACCAGCAACAGTAGGAGTCGTGATTGAAGCACCCGTAGGGATCGTTACCGTACCTGTGAAGGTTGGTGAAGCGAGTGGTGCTTTTGTTCCAAGTGACGTGGTGATTGTTGTAGCAAAGTTTGGGTCGTTACCAAGAGCGGTAGCGATTTCATTCAATGTGTCAAGCGTTGAGCCAGCGCTAGAAACAAGCGCGGCAACTTCAGCACGAACAAACGCTGTAGTAGCGATCTGTGTCGTATTTGTCGCTGCTTCCGCTGTAGGCGCTGTAGGCGTTCCTGTGAGCGCAGGAGACGCAAGAGGAGCCTTATCGTTCAACTGTGTCTGAATAGCCGAGGTAACACCATCAACATAGTTGAGTTCGGTTGCAGAAACCAATGTTGATGCAAGGATGTTGATCTCTGCGGCAGTTGCAGTCACGCCAGTCAAGTCTGTCGGTGCGATAGAAATGTTCGCTGAGCCGTTAAATGACTGTCCAGCAATATTTCGTGCCGTAGCAAGGGTTGTCGCTGTGCTTGCGTTACCTGTCAGCGACGCAGTGATTGTACCAGCACTGAAGTCTCCGCTTGCGTCACGAGCAACAATTGCTGAAGCCGTGTTTGCATTAGTTGCTGTCGTAGCAGAGTTTGATACTTTTAGCGCAGTTGCGATAGTTGCAAGTTTTGTGTCTGCGATCGCGGCGGATGCATTAATGTCACCATCAACGATTGTGCCGTCAGCAATTTTTGCTGAAGTTACTGCTCCGTCAGCAATTTTTGCCGTAGTAACTGCTGAACCAGCAATTTCGTTTGTGCCAACAGAATCATCAGCCATCATGGACTGCGAAATCGTGTTTGCAGGAAGCGACACGGTTCCAGTGAAAGTTGGTGAAGCAAGCGGAGCGTATGCGTTAAGATCCGATGTTAGTGCAACGGTTCCTGTTGCATCAGGGAAAGTTACAGTGCGGTCAGCCGTTATGTCTGCGGTTGTAACGAACATTTCATACTCATTCGCTGTTGCGCCTTCAAGGGTGATTCCACCAGTGAGATATACGCTTGCAAATGAAACAGCATCTGTTGTTCCTACTGCTTGACCAATTGAAAGAGTGTGAACAGTTCCTTCGCCAGTTGTTGCTGCGGTTGAGGAAACACCTGTTCCGCCAGTAATGGTTGCAACATAATCACCTGTGGTTTGTGTTCCAAGGGCAATGGTTGCTTCAGCCGATGTGGATGCAGTGACACGACCGTAGGCATCTGTTGTTACAGAGGTCATAAATGTGCTTGTTGCAGAACCACTAGAGTTTGTTCGTGCAACTTCTGCAAGGTCAATGTTGTCAGCGTTTGTAACAATACGACCACTAGAAGCACTGACAACATTTATCGTGTTGTTGGTATTGGACAAACCAGAACCAACTTCAAACGCATAGCCAGGACCAGTTGTCTGCTGGAAGGTGATGTCATCTGTGCCGATGACATGTGCACCGTTAGTGCCTGAACCATCATTGCTGATAGCGAAAGTCTGAAGGTGGTTGACATCTCCGTTTGATACACCGATAGTTTCGTTGATCGTTATTTGACCAGCGGTAGAACCGTTGAAGTCCAATGCTCGTGTCAAAACATATGTGGCGCTAGCAGAACCTTGGGCTGTCACATTGTACAAACCATTTTGTTTTGCATCTGCTTGGTTTTTTACCAAGATTCTGTCACCAGTGGAAGCATTAACACCGTCAATTACAAGGCGGGCATTAGATGTACCAGTAAGAGTTGCACCAATACCTGTTCCGCCGTCTAAGTCAGTTGTTCCAGCAGAGTATGTAGGTGTCTGTGGAAGCACAGCATGCGTTGCTAGGTCGGCAGGACGGTGCCAGTGCTCTTCACCAAACCGCTCCTCAAGAGTCAACTCAGTAATAATCGGTGAATAAACCGAACCGTCTACTGTTGCTTCCCAAACATCGGTGGTTTCATTCCAACGGATTTGAACATTTGTTGATGATCCGCGCTCAACTTCAATACCAGCATTTTCGGAAGGTGCGCCAGAAGCATTGTTGTTCAAAACAATGATGTTGTCGTTTACGGTCAATGTTTCAGTATTCAAAGTCGTAGTGGTTCCGGAAACTGTAAGGTTTCCTGAAACGGTTACATCATTGAAGGTCACATTACTATCCGTGGCAACAGCCTGACCGATAGCAATTGTTGGTGTTGCGGTCTCACCAGAGTTGTTTGAAAGAGATACACCCGTTCCTGCAACAAGCGAAGCAACATATCCACCAGCGGTGTCTGTTCCAAGATCAATGGTGTCGTTAACCCACGCTGATCCGTTCCATTTCAGGAATTGACCGTTAGAAGCACTTGTGATTGTTACATCGCCAACTTCGTTCAAGGTTGGTGGAGCGTAATAGCCGAGAGAGTTCCACGCAGTTGAACCATTGCCAAGTTTGATCTGTAGGGTGTCAGTTTCAACACCTATTTCACCACCAGAAAGCGTAGGGTTGGCAGATGTCCAGTTCGCTGCTGTGTCTCGTCGCAGTATGATCTTTTTGTACGCCATTACGCGTTTCCTCCGTCAATTTCGTCCAACGGATCTGTACTGATCGTTGAGTTAGATGCTGTCCCTGATTCCCATACTGGTATTGCCGCCACCCGTCGCCATCTGGTTCCGAAGCGTTGAAATACTTTATTACCTGCCGTGAACTGGTCGCCGTTCGCAGGGTTAGATGGAAAGGTAACAGCCATACAGCAATAATACAGTATTATTCTACATCAAAAAGAATGGGTGTATTAAACATATATTTAAAATTAGGCTAAGTCGCCTGAGAGCAAAAATAGGTTCGCCCCAATGCAGGTTGCCGTCACCGTGGAGTATCTCACTCGTGTAGTTACTGAGTTGCTTGGGGAAACTACCGATACCGCACCAGAAACGGTGATTGATACCTGACCAGTTCCCTTTTGAACGATGTCAACTTTTTCCCCGATATTCGCATCTGTCCATGTACCCAAGTTGACAGAAACGGCTGAAGAAGAATCAAGGACGACGATGCCCCCAGTATTCGCAGATGTAACCCCATATGTGGTTAGTGAAGAATTGGAAACATTTTGGCGTGGGAACGAATTAACCCAGTTTCCGCTAACCCCGTCAAACCGCAAGGTTTGATTCGTGGCAAGATCCTCATCAATAACAACACCAACGAGTTCTGCCAGTTCAAAGAAAATGGGCTCATCAATTGTTATCTGAATCCATGCAGAACCAAAATATAGGTAAAGATTCAAACCAGAAGTGTCATACCAGAAATCACCTGTGGTTACATCAACGGTAGGAGCCGTATCAGAAGCAGTCATCCGTCGGTAGTTACCCAACGCAGTTTGAATAAATGCTGTTGTCGCAAGTGCCGTCGTATTATTGCCCGCTGTCTGCGTTATGGCAGTTGTACCAGTTGGCAGACTTGGTGTCCCTGAAAAGGTTGGAGAAGCAAGCGGTGCTTTTAGGTCTAAAGCAGTTTGAGTTGCTGTAGAAATTGGCTTGTCTTGGTCAGAAGTATTGTTAACACTTCCAAGACCAACCATCGTAGAATTTATTCCGCTGACAGTACCCGTAAAAGTCGGGGAATTAATATTTGCCTTAAGATCAATAGCAGTCTGTTGAGCGGTAGATACTGGCTTGTTGGCATCCGAAGTGTTGTCAACATTACCAAGCCCAACCATTGACTTGCTGATGCCCGAAACAGTTCCAGTAAAGGTTGGTGCATTAAGCGGAGCCTTTGTATCCAATTGTGTTTGGATTGCGGAGGTTACGCCGTCAACATAATTGAGTTCCGTTGTCGTCAAAGACGCACCGTCAAGAATATTTAACTCTGAAGCGGAAGCGGTTACACCATCAAGAATGTTCAGTTCTGCTGTAGAAAGAGTAGCACCGTCAAGAATGTTAATTTCAGCGGCGGTAGAAGTCACTCCAGTCAGATCAGTCGGTGCGATAGAGATATTTGCTGAACCGTTGAAAGACTGACCTGCGATATTCCTAGCAGTAGCAAGCGTGGTTGCAGTAGATGCATTCCCTGTCAAAGCAGCACTGATTGTTCCAGCAGTAAAGTTACCAGATGCATCACGGGCGACAATTGCATTAGCCGTATTTGCGTCAGTTGCTGTTGTTGCAGAGTTTGAAACTTTGCCAGCCGTAGCGATAGTCGCAAGTTTTGTATCAACAATCGCTGCTGATTCACTGATCTTTGCATTGGTTATAGCAAGATCATTAATTTTTCCGACAGTAACAGCAAGATCGTTGATTTTTGCTGTTGTTACACCACTATCCGCAATCATGGCGGTTGCTACTGTTCCGGTGTCAGATGTTGAAACTACATTCCCGTATGTGGTTCCGTCGTTTGTTACTTCCCACTTATCGTTTGTTTCATTCCAGCGCACAGACACATTTGCGGAAGTTCCGCGCTCAACTTCAATTCCTGCGTTCTCTGTAGGGGAATCAGTGACATTGTTGTTAAGAACAACAATGTTGTCGTTAACAGTAAGAGTTTCGGTATTAATTGATGTCGTCGTGCCAGAAACTGTTAGGTTTCCACTTACCGTCAAGTCATTGAAGGTGACATTGCTATTCGTCGCAACTGCTTGACCAATCGCGATTGTTGGAGTTGCCGTTTCTCCAGAGTTGTTGGTGAGAGTGACACCAGTTCCTGCAACAAGCGAGGCAACATAATCACCAGTGGTCTTTGTCCCAAGAGCCACAGTGTTGTCGGGAATTGTTACCGTTCCAGTGAATGTCGGCGAATTGCTTGGAGCCTTAGTATCAATCTGTGTCTGTATGGCGGAAGTTACGCCATCTACATAGTTGAGTTCTGTTGTTGAAAGAGTGGCACCGTCAAGAATGTTCAACTCTGTAGCGGATGCCGTAAGGGCAACATCCTCATTGATTTTTGGAGATGTTAGCGTTTTATTGGTTAGGGTGTCTGTTGTGTCCTTGCCGACAAGCGTGGTCGTTGCATCAGGGAGACTTACAGTCCTATCGGCAGTTGGGTCTACAACATACAGTGTTGTTTCAAAATCGTTATCTGTCGCGCCTTCAAAAATGATGTTATGTGTTACTGGAAGCAAAATACCGTGAATGACTGGTGTTTGACCAGTAGCAGTAATTGTCGGTCCATTAATTACAGGAGTAGTAAGAGTTTTGTTGGAAAGAGTCTGAGTTGTGTCTGTACCAACAACCGTTGTTGTTGCGTCGGGAAAGGTGATGGTTCGGTCAGCGGTTGGATCAACGACCGAAAGAGTTGTCTCAAATTCGTTGGCAGTTGTCCCTTCAAAAACAATGCTTCCGTTTAGATTCAAACCAGCAAATGTCGGAGTGGCGGAAGATGCAACATCTTGACCGATGGCAATTGTCGGCGCAGCACCCTCTCCAGAGTTATTAGTTACCGTAACACCAGTACCCGCAACAAGAGATTCAACATAGGAACCAACTGTGTCAGTGGACAGGTTTACCGCATCGTTAATCCATGCAGATCCGTTCCATCGCAAAAAATCACCGTTAGTTGCGCTGGTGATCGTGACATCAGAAAGTGCATCAAGCGAAGCAACAGAAAGGTTGGCATTGGCATAGGAAAGACTTGTCCAAGCAGTTGAGCCGTTACCGATCTTGAATTTGGCGGTATCGGTTTCGTAACCAAACTCGCCGTTATCAAGTGTCGGGTTGAGAGACGTCCACGCAGAAGCGGTAGTTCTTTTAAGTTGAATTTTTACACTCATGCCGCTATTCCTCCATCAAATACCGCTATCACGCCGTTGGTCACTTCAGCCTCATAGAGTTCAGGTAACAAAATGTCCCCTCCGTCTAGATCTGGAAGCGCAACAGCGCCACTTACAGTATCCCACGAACCACTGTCGTAAATGTAAAGGAGGTTTCCCACATTGTTATACCAAAGATCTCCGTTCTCTGGTGATGTTGGGGCGGTTGAAGATATGGTTACATTTGCACCACCACCACCACCACCACCACCGCCTTCTCCCGCTGATACTTGTGTCCAAGTTGAGTTGGAGCGATAGTAGAAAACGTGGTTCGTTGTATCAACAGCGAGCGCACCGTTTGGCAGGGAAGCGTTAGGGGCACCATTTGTTGTCAATGTGACCATGCCACCAGTAGCAACAAAAACATCATCCGTTGTCAGGGTGTTTGAGCCACTCCTGTAAAGATTCGTATCACCAGTGGCTGAACCTGAACCCCAAGTGATTTTTCCGCCAGCATCAATACGGATTCTTGCAACACTGTCAGAACTAACTCTTGCAGAGAGTGCCTCAGATGCAACAGTATTAAAGTCAAACCCGCGAAGCGGTGTTCCAACAAATTTTGTCATAGAAATTCAGCCTCAACCGTTTTTCAAAATATGAAACACCCCTCAAGGTGTTTGTTTTGTGAATTCTTAACCTGTTATTACAACCGTGTATGCGCCAGCGTCGGGTGCAACAGAGAAACTGACCGTAACGGTGTTCACGTTGGTTCGTACAACATCGGCGATAACTGTGTCAAATGTTGCAGAATCAAAAACTTCAGTTTGCACAAGGCGAGTGTTGAAGTTGTGAACAATTGCGAAAGATGTTGCACTTGCGTCACCAATAACTTGAGTGGTTTTGCGGGCAAGGGTTGGGGTTGTGGAAGTACGGGTTCCTGTGTCACCACCAACAGCAAGGTTTTCACGGGCTGCTGATTCGGTTGTGGCACCAGTACCGCCCTGATCAACAGGGAGTGTTCCTGTGGTGTCATCAGAGCCTTGTCCAAGGTCAATGACATTTCTGCTGAGAACACCTGCCGTGTATGTGAGACCATCACCAGCAATGTCCGACTTGATCTTGAGACCATCAGAGGTGGTAGCAAGACCAGCAATCCCTGCGTCAAGTTTGATACCAACAGCGTCCGAGGTGATTGCAAGACCAGTGCTACCACCAATCGTTACAGAAAGGACACCTGCGTCATAACCAAGACCGTCACCAGCGGCATCTGACTTGATGCGCAAAGCGTCAGAATGGATCTCAATACCAACACCTGTATTGACATTAAGAACATCGCCAGTTTTTGAAAGACCGTCACCTGCAAGAATGTTTCCCGCTACTGAGAAAAGTGAGAACGCAAGACCAGTTGTACCAACCGTGATGTCGCCATCGGTGATGAGAACCCAACCGCTGTCTGCGTTAGTTGTTCCGTTTTCAACGAAGGTGAACATGCCCGGTGTGACTTCAGCATTATTATCTGCATCAGTTGCACGAGATGGTGCACCAGTGACGGAAGCAATATAGATACCGTTTTCCGAAGCGGTACTTTGGTTCTTAACAAGAACACGGTCGCCAGCGACGAGCGTGTACCCGTCAATAACATCGCCAGCCTCAAGACCAGTAGCAATAGTGATAGGCGCTGTTGTCGCAACTTTTACGGATGCCTTGACGTCAAGACCCGTGCGAGCCGCGTCAACATATCCCTTGTTTGCAACATCTAGATCAGCAGAAGGGGTTGCGGCTTTGAAACGACCGTTACCGTCGCGCAAAACAAGAGTGTTAGCAGTTTCTGTTGCTGTTGACGCATCAAGTTTTGTTTTATCAGCAGCCGACATGACACCGTCATTGGACGATGTAGCGAGGTTTGGCTGAATCGTTACAGCACCATTGGCTTCAGAGATCGTTAGTGCTTCGGATTGATCACCAGTGCTGGTGATGCCGTGAAGCATCTTGCGCCATGCAGAACCCGTATAAACCTTGATGGTTTTTTCGGTGCTGTTATAAATTAAACGACCTTCAAAGTTGTCGGTTGAAGGATCAGATGCTAGAACCTCAAATTTACCGTTAATTAACTGGTTTTGATTGAGATTTAAATTTGTTACGAATTTTTGTGCCATTTATTTAAATCCTTACGTCAAATAAGCGAAACCAGAAAAGGGGGCTGAAAATGAAACCGTTATACTTGTGTTGCTATTATATACTACATCACCAACCACTACTGTTCCTGCACTATCCACGATGGTTACAGACGGTCTTCCGCCTAATTCGTGCGTGATGTTCCATGTGGACGAGGCGCTACTTTGGGTGTGTATCTTCCTGTCGTTGAGTACAGCGGCGTCAATGGTCGCGGAAGACAAAGCGGTAAAGAATGGCGTATCCGGCCAGCCAGCACTAGTTTTTGGACCATAAAAATCGCCAGTAAGTACGTCAATATATATGTCACCAATGTTTCCGTACTCGGATGGTTGTGCTGGCATACTAAATCACTACCTCAATTGTCCAAGGAGCGCCTTCGCCATAAGAAACATTGGTTCGTGCTGAAAGACTAGAAACACCCGGAACCGTTACAACCACAGTATTTGGCTCCTGATGGAGGATTTCAACAATATTGCGCTGGTCTTCAACTATGGCGTTGTAATCCGCGTTGCCAATAGTTATTTGGGTTACATTGCTCATCTAGTAACTTCTTTCTCTAGACGGAACTCTCCACGCAACACTTTATGAACTTCACTAGTGGAAGTTTTTACTATCTCCAAATCGTAGATACCGCTTCTCGTCAGGGTTGCGGTCAGAGTTGGTGTCAGCGTCACGGTTATCGCTCCAAGCGCTCCGTTGATGGATAAGCGACCATTGGCATTGGTTAACTCCATCAGTGCAGTGGTGGCATCAATATCGCGCCGTATTTGCATGCGAGCCGTATAGCCAGTCAATGGGAAAACCACCCCATCGGCATCCTTGATCTCTATGATGCGTTCAAAAGTTGACCCTTGGTCGCACACCATGTTGTATCTACCTGCAAGCATTGATCCTCACTCTGTTAGGGGCACGCAAAAGCCTCTACCCTTACAAGAATACAACACTTGTATCTTTAGGATTTGAAGAGTTATGCCTTTTTCTTGCTTTTTGATTGTGCTTCAACAACGGCAGTCACTACCGAGAAAAGTGCGGTTGTGCCCTTGTCACCGATTTTTGTAGATACCCAAGCCAGCGCGGTCAAAGCGATCGGCATAATTACCGCAACGATTTCTGCTGATACACCGTACTTGTTGGCGCAATATCCGATAGCGCCCAAAAGCGCACCTTTTACTGCTTGGTCACTGACATTTGCTTTAATATTCTTGTCCATTGTTTTCCTCCGTGATAGGGAATTGATATTCTCCAGAACGCATCATGTCCATGGCAAACTCCAACATACCATGTGCAAGCCATGGCGTCATTGAATCAGATATGGACAGAACTAGTTCTTGTTGTGAGTTTGAAGCCACTTCTGCAATAACAACAAAATTGGTTACAAGACCTTGAGGTAATGAATCCCGAAGGAGATCCTCAATTTCTTTATCCACAGAACTCTGAGAATTTTCCTCTTCCATGGATCCTCCATTTTAAAGTTGCTTAACTATTCTACATCAAGCAGTCAATGTGTGAGTGACAATCATCCCCAAAGGTCGTGCTGGCTCAACCAAACTTAAAACGGCAGGAGTGGACGATCCAATATCCCCAACTACTGTCCCAAAGGTTTCAGACTGTTTAGTAGTGAACGCTATGGTATTAGTTGACAGTGTGTAGTTGACTGTTCTATCCCCCGTGAGGCTTCTCCCCACAGCGCTTACCATCGCCTCAACCGTTCCAGCGTTATGACCGTAATATCCTGTTTCAACTTGCCATCTAGCGAACGAGTCAATACCTGCTGGTAGACCACCAAGGTTTGTTGCATCGTTTCCAAGAACGCTGTTCCCATCCAAAAGACTTGAAGGTCGGTCTAAGAGAAAAACACTCCAACCAACACCCTCTGTTGAAGGTTGGTATGTGATGA